CGATCTCGGTTTGGAACGTCGGTCTGCGTGCCGCCTGCGACCACTTGATGCTTGCTTGACACGGCGAAAGCCGTGGCACTGCACTGGAGCGCATAACGATGGAGGTCTTAAAAGACGAATTGCCGCCTGGGTGCGGGCACGCCCGCCGGGACAACTCTTTCAACTTACTTAACCACCTTGGAGTGCGGCCATGACCTACTACAGTCCCCACACCGGCGAACACATCGACACGCAAACCCCAGCCGACTGGATGGGCACCACCACGCTGCCTGTGCCCACCTACAACCCCGCCACACAGAGTGCGTTTTTCCGCGATGGCACGTGGGTCGTTGAGACGGCGCAGCCGTCAGCAGCCCTTGTGCCGCAATCGGTGACGCGCTTCCAAGCCCTTGCCGCCCTGCACCTGGCTGGCCACCTCCCGGCTGTGCAGGCCATCATGGCCGCGCCTGAGACGCCCGTACTTGCAAAGCTGGCATGGGACAACGCGCTGTCGTTTGAGCGCAGCAGCCCGACGCTGGCCAGCCTCGCCGGCGCGCTCGGTTTGACCGATGACGCGCTTGACGCGCTGTTCGTCGCTGCGGCTGGGGTGGCCGCATGATCCTGACCGCCTTCACTGCGCTGGCCTATCCGGCAGCCATCCAGTTCAAGCGGGGTGGCGCGTGGGTTGTGCTGGCTCCATTGGCCGCCTTCGTCTGGCTGATCGACGTGATTGCAAATTACACCGAAGTCGCCCTTGTTTTTGACTGGCCCGAGCGCGGCGACTACACCATCACCGCCCGCGTGCGGCGCATGAAAAGCAGCCCGCTGGAATCGCGCCGCGAGCTGGCCAAGCTGATGCAGATCTATCTCGATGCCTGTGAGCCTGACGGGAGGCACTGACGATGAGCCAGGTTGACCCCAGAGATTTTGGCCGGCTGGAGGCCGAAGTGAAAGCACTACAGGTCGAATTGACCGAGATGAGTCGCGACCTCAAAGACCTGCTGGAGCTTGCCAACAAAGGCCGTGGCGGGTTTTGGGTGGGCATGACCATCGCCGCCAGCCTTGGCGCTTTTTCGACTTGGTTTTTAGAAACCTTCCTGCCGATGCGATGAGTTTCGGCGATGCGCCTTGCAGGGCGCTTTGAGCAATCTGTCACGGGAAAATTGAGAACAACCACATGCCAGCCTCACCAGCTTTCAACCGCGTCAAGAATTTCGGCGAGAACACCGGCGACCGCACCGACCACGATGCGCTCAACGCCGAGCTGGACCGCGCAGCCCTGTCCATCAACCAGCTGCGCGCCAACCAGGCGCTGCTGCAGGCCGACGATGGCAGCCTCAAGGCCGCCGTGGTGAGCCTGGCCAGCCTGAGCCCCGAGGTCATTGACGCCTTGAGCGTGGCGGGTCCAGCCGGCCTCATGGGCACACAAGGCATTCAAGGCATCCAAGGCATCCAGGGAGAGAAGGGCGAGCGCGGCGCATCGTTCGACGCCGATGCGCGCGACGCGTTCTCCAGCCGCAGCCTGTACGACCTGCAGCCCAAGGGGTTCAGCTTCCTATCGCTGGACACCGGGGTGATGTATTTCAAGCTGTCGGGCGACGCTGGCGACTGGAGTGGCGCCTACACCTACGGCAAGGGCGACACCGGCGCGACTGGCGCCCAGGGCATCCAAGGGGCTCAGGGAGCCCAGGGCTTCCAAGGCATCCAGGGGCCAGCTGGTGCGCCCGGCGCAGCTGGCGCCAACGGCTCGAATGGCGCGGTATCCACCATCGACACGACGACCAAGACCGCCAGCCTGGTTGGCCGATCGAGCGTGAGCGCTCGTCTGGTGCTGACTGGCGATGTGCTCAGCATTGTGCTCACCACCGCATAAGGGGAACCCATGAACGCAGTGGTAAACCGAAACCGCACGCTGGGCGAGCTGATGACCGAGCTGCGCGCGCGCACCGGCTTCATTTCCCAGGGGTCTGCCTCGAAGAACAATGACGCCCTGGTCAAGTCTCTCCTGCAGGAGGCGCATGAGTTCGTCTACATGCAGCTCGAGCCACCATCGCAGCGCCGCAAGACCGCGCTGCAGCTGCAGCCCGGCAGCTTCCTTTACGACTGGAACGATGACGCGCTGGACGAGCCCATTGAGCCCGATCGCGTCCTATCGATCTGGCTGCGCGTGACCGACACCCAGCGCACCCAGCTTCGCCAGGGCATCACCGAGCTGCACCGCGCCGACGAGGGTCGACGCGACGAGCCGCAGCGGTACGACAACCTGAACGGCCAGATTGAGCTTTGGCCAGTGCCCGACCGGGCCTACCAGCTGTCCATCGAATACACCGCCGACCGCGGCCGCTTCGACCGCGCCAGCGACCGTTCCAACGTGAACGATCGCCTGGTGTTCCTGTACGCCTTGGCCACGGCCAAGGCCCACTACCGCCAGCCAGACGCCCAGGCTTCGGCGGCCACATTCGAGGCCATGCTGCGCACCGAGAAAGGCAAGAGCAAAGGCCAAAAACGCTACTTCGCCAAGGGCTTCGAGCCTGGCGACCAGGAGACGAGCGAGCAGGTGCACCAGGTGGTCGGCCTGGCGCCGTCTGCTGTTGGCGTCTACACCTCGCAGACCGGAGGCTGAGTTGACCAGCGCCACCCAAGTTAAGCAGGAGCTGGACGCACTGGCCAACCGTGTCGGGCAAGATATGGCCCAGTTGCGCGTGACCGTGCGCGAGGCCGGCCCCATCGGGCCAGCTGGTGCAACCGGGCCGCAGGGTGCTCAAGGCGCCAGTGGCTTGCCTGGCCTGACGGGTGCCCCTGGTGACCCTGGCCAGGCCGGCCCCACCGGACCCGCAGGGCCGCAAGGCTTGAAGGGCGACCCAGGCATCACCGGCCCGCAAGGACCACAAGGCCCCGCCGGCCCCACCGGACCAACTGGGCTCCAGGGCCTGACCGGGCTCAAGGGCGACCGCGGCGACCCTGGCCAGAATGGCCCCACCGGGCCTGCAGGCGCCACCGGCAACACCGGCCAAGCAGGCCCCACTGGCCCAGCAGGCCCCACTGGCCCCGCCAGCATCGTTCCCGGCCCGCAAGGCCCGGCCGGCACCACCGGCCCGGTCGGCCCAGCCAGCGTGGTGCCCGGCCCGGCCGGCCCCACTGGTCCAGCTGGCCCAGCGGGTGCCACCGGCCCAACCGGCCCAACCGGCCCAGCCGGCCCCAACCCCGCGCGCTCGCTGCTGCTGCCCGAGCCCACCGCCAGCGAGCGGCTGGCGCTGTTTTTCACCAGCGAGGCGCGCACGCTGAGCAAGCTGGTGGCCGCGCTGCCGGGCGCCAGCGCTGGCCCCAGCCTCACCTACAGCGTGCGCTTCGCCGCCGATCTGGCCGCGCCCGGTACCGAGGTGGTGGCCGGCGGCCTGGTCTGCACCAGCACCACCAGCGGCGACGCTGTAACCGCCTTCACCGTTGCCGCCATCCCCGCCGGGTCTTGGGTCTGGCTCACCACCACCGCCAGGGCAGGCACCGTGCCCGCCCTGGCCCTCACCCTGGAGTTCTGAAACCATGAGCATCACCGTAGACCAGATCGCCCACGCCCTGGCCAAAAACTCAAGCCGGGTCATCTTCGACAAAGCCTCCCTAAACAGCCAGACCGTTGGCCGGTTTTGCTCCCTCTTCCGAGCCACGGGCCAGCCCGCGCAGGGCGCGATCCCCACCGCTGCTGTGATGTGCACCAACGCGCTGCTCGGCGCCATCCAGTTCACCCAGCAGGTTGCGCCCGCGAGCAGCTATTTGGGCTGGATGGCCCCGGCCTCAAGCAACAACGCGCAGACCCTCGAAATCCAAGATCGGCTCGCGCACATGGGCGGGCTGGTGCTCAACGTCACGACATTGCAGACGACGAACCTGCCGCTTGACCTGGAAGCCCTGGGCCTGCCCGCTGATCGCATCGGCGATGCGAACTATGGCGATGTGCAGGCATGGCTGGAGGTGTACGCCGACGGCGGCGGTACCGCATCGAACGCCACGATCAATGTGACCTTCGACAACAACAGCACCGGCAACCTGAACACGCTGTACGTGGGCAGCACGATCCGCAACGGCAATATGTTCTCGGTCGAAGCACTGCGCACCACAGCACAGCAGGGGCTCAACATCAAGCGGATCAACTCGGTGCAGCTTTCAGCCAGCACTGGCACGGCGGGCAACTTCGGCTTTACCTTCACGCGCACGCGCACCACGGTGAGCATGCCGCTGGCCAACCTGGCGGTCGAAAAAGACTGGGCTCAGCTGGGAATGAGCGAAGTGCCCAACGGCGCATGCCTGTTTGCCATGGTTCTGCCCAGCACCTCGAACAGCGGCACGCTGCGCGGCGCCGGCAAGATCATCCACCTGTAAGCCGCCATGAGCCTGGCCATTCGCTTTCCCCGGGGCGGCTCGCCCCTGTGGCTCCACCCCGTCGTGGGTCCGCTGCTGCTCGCCGAGTTTTTTGGCGCCAGCGACCCGCCAGCGCTCCCGCCCGCCGCGCGCCGCCGCGTGCTGCTCATCAACTGACCCCCACCCGGATACGGCAATGTCCAAAATCACTTTTGACCGCTTCGACCTGGGTATTGACCTTCGCAAGGGCGCCAGCGTGTCAGACGCAAACCGCCTGCGCCAGATGAAAAATGCCTATGTGACCACCGGCCTGGCCACGCAGAAGCGCCCAGGCCTGAGCCTGGTGGCCACGCTCGAGCCCGGCACGGCGGGCCTGTTCGCCGCGTTCGGCAAGCTGCACACCTTCTACAGCCAGGGCATGTTGACCCACGCCAACCCCCTGTTCCAGGCCAATAAGGTGACCCGCAGCGGCGGCGCCGAGGCGGTGATAGATGTGCCATTCGCCGATGTGTTCAACGGCTTCATCTATGCCGCGGTGGAATACACCGGCGGCCTGGTCGAGCACCACTACCTCGATGGCGCCAGCCCCACGCATGTGGCCGATGCCAACTGCCCCGACACCCGCGCGTGCATCAAGGCGGCCAGCAAGATATTCGCAGCTGGCGCCGGCGCCGGCGACACGGTGCGCTACTGCGCCACTGGCGCCCCACGCGACTGGACTACAGCCACCGATGCCGGGTTTCTGCCCACCGGGTTGAACAGCCGAGGCGACCGCGCCACCAACGCGCTGGGCCAGTACCAGGGCAAGCTGGTGGCCCTGAGCCGAGATGGCGCCCAGGTGTGGGTGGTGGACCCCGACCCGACCGTCATGCGCCTGGACACCATCGTGGACAACGTGGGCACCTCTTACCCGCGTTCGGTGGCCAACGTGGCCGGCGACCTTTACTTTCTGAGCGACTACGGGTTTCGCAGCATCACCACGCTGCAGCTGACCAACAACCTGGCCGATGTCGATGTTGGCTCGCCCATTGACAGCCTGGTGACCGCCCAGCTGGAGGCCGCGCCCGCCGTGCCGCGCTCGTTCTACTTCTACGGCACCGGACAATACATCAGCGCGATTGGAAACCGCCTGTTCGTCTACACCATCAGCCGCACCGCCAAAATTGCAGCCTGGTCCGAGTATTTCCTGGCGCAGCCGGTGGATGCTTTCGCCGAGCTGGGTCGCGTGCTCTACATCCGTTCTGGCGATTCGGTCTACAAGATCGACCCCGATGCGGCCACCGATGACGGCACCCAGTTCGAGGTGCTGCTGGACCTGCCTTACATGGACTTCAAGCTGCCGGGCAACCTCAAGCAGGTCTATGGCCTGGATGTGGTGGTCGAGGGCCGCTGCCAGGTGTCGATGGGCTTCGATGTACGCGACCCCGATGCCTTCACCGCCCCGGTGCGCGTCAAGGGCAACACCCGACCAGGCGGGATGATTCCGCTGGACTGCGCCGGCACCGAGCTGTCGCTGCGTTTTCGCAACTACGACGACAAGCCATTCAGACTGGATTCGGTCACCGTCTACTACAACGACCTGGGGCCTATCTGATGCTGGTGACATTTATGACGACACCCGAGCTGGCGGCTGCAAACTTCCACCTGGCAGCGCCATTGCTGCAGCCGGTGGTGGATCAGGCCGCCAGAGGAGAGTTCACGGTGGACGACATCAAGACCATGACCGAGAAGGGCCGAGCCATCACCGCGGTGGCCACCCAGGATGGCGTTCCTGTGATGGCGATGTCCTTCGAGTTCCTGTTCTACCCGCGCGCCCTGGGGGTGAACATCATCGCCCTGGGTGGCCACCAGCTCGAGCGCATCGCCGAGCTGTTCTGGTCCGACTTTCGCGCCTGGTGCGTGACAGCCGGCGCCACCTTCATCGAAGCGAGCTGCAGCGCGCCAATGGCCAGGCTGCTGCGCGCACAAGGATTCACGACCACCTACCAGGTGGTGCGAGCCAGTCTGTAACGGAGATCCCCATGAAAATCACCACCAAGCACGATGGCTACAGCCCAGCAGGCATCCGCATCTATTTCAAGGGCGGCGGCGACCCAGGCGCGGAGGCTCGCCAGCAAGAGGCCGACCGCCAGGCTCGCATCAGCGCGGCCACCGAAACCATAAACGGCATCTTTGGTGGCGCAGGGCGCGATACCCTCTACGAGGACCAGCGCAAGACCGTGCGCGAGCTGAACAGCATGGAAGTCGAGCGCCAGGCGACAGAGGCCCAGCGCGCCAATAAGTTCGGCCTTGCCCGCAGCGGCCTGCTGGGCGGGTCGGTCGATGTGGACGCCGGCCAGGAGTTGAACCGGCGCACCAACGAGGGCCTGTTGCGAGCTGGTGGCATTGCCGACCAGAGCGCGGCCGACCTGAGGCTGGCCGACGAGCGCACCCGCAGCAGCCTGTTGAGCATGGCGCAGTCGGGCATCGACACCGGCAGCGCCGCCACCCAGGCGCTGCAGGGCTTGAAGGCCAACGCCGAACAGGTGGCCAGCCAGCGTTCGGGCGCCATGATTGGCAGCCTGTTCAACGACCTGGGCGGCGCCTACCTGGCGCAGCAGGGCAGCATGGGCCGCGCGCAAGGCGCCCAGGCGCCTGGCCAGCAGTGGTATGGCGTGAGCTCCCCCACGCAGACCTACGGCGGCAGTACCAAGTAAGGAGCACGGAATGGACCCAATCACCATAGCGGCCTTGATTTCGGCGGTGGGCGGCGCAGCCATCCAATACAAGGCCAGCAGCGATGCGCAGAAGCGCATGCGCGAGGAAACCACACGCAGCCTGGAGAACCAGCGCCTGCTGCAGGAGCAGGCCGAGAGGAAGGCCCTGGGCCAGGCTGCCGAGTTCGAGGCGCCCAAGCGCCAGTCCGAGCAGGATCAGCTGGCCGACCAACTCACGCAGGAGCTGGCCGCGCCAGTCAGCGAGAGCCAGGCCATCCGCTCGCAGCAGCAGGAAACGCAAGGCAACGTGTCGGCCGACTACACCACGGCCAAGGCGCGCAGTGATGTGGAGTCGATGAAGGGCATGGAGGCCTTGGCCAGGCTGCTGGGCAAGACCAGCAGCGCCGGGCGCCTGCGCATGAACGAGGGCTTGCGGGTGGCAAACACCGCCCAGGGCATCGACCAGCTCGCCGGTTTCTCGCGCGGCCAAGCAGGCGCCGACAACATCGCCATCAACCAGGCCGGCCAGGTGGACCCCGCCAAGATGTTCATTGGCTCGCTGCTGCAGACCGCAGGCACCGCCGGCTTGGCCGCTGGTGGCAGCAGCTTGAGCAACAGCGGCGCCGCTGCGAAGTACGGCACCACCGCCGGCTCCCAGCAGACCGCCATGCTGGCCGCCTCAGAGGCAGGTATGGGCACGGGCAGCCTGTGGAACAGCGCGGGGGCATTCAAAAATGGCGTCAACAGCTTTATGCGAGGATTCCAATGAGCAGCTTCACCCTCGATGGCGGCCAGGCCGCTGGGACTGGACTTGGCAACCTGTTCAAGGCGTTCGTGCTGGGGCCGCAGGCGCGCGAGCAGGCCAGGGCGGCAGCCGAACAGGAGTCGGCCAAGACCTATGCCGCCAACATGCAGGGCAATAAGTACGGTTCAGAGGCGCAGCTCGACCAGCACAAGCTGGCGCTGCAGAGTGACGCACTTGGCCAGGTGATGAACCGCCTGGGCGTGCCGCTCAACCAGCGCGGCGCGGTGCAGCAAAAGCTCGACACCGGCAGCTTCGGCGCCCAGTACGATGCGCTGCCCGAGGGTATGGCCGGCCCAGCCATGCCAGCCCCGGTGGACAACGACAAGATGGCCAAGCTGGGCGAGTACCTGGCCCTGGCCCAGCAGATGTACGGCACCGGCAGCAACGTGGACCAGGCCGCCAGTGCGCAGCTCAAGCAGCAGCAGGGCAGCTACATCGACCGCGTGGCAGCAGACCCCAGCCAGGCCGGCGCAGTGGGCCGCGCCTACGCTGCCACCGATGGCAATCCCATATTCGACGCGGTGGGCACCACCGGGCAGACCCTGGACCGCTTCACCGGCCAGGCCGGCGCGGCCAACGCGGTGCTGGCCAAGCTGTTCGGCGCCGAGAGCGGCAGCAAGACCGCCGAGAACCTGGCCCAGGCCAACAGCGCCAACGCCAGCGCAGGCAACAGCAGCGCCAGCGCGGCCCTGACCAAGCAAAAAACCGACTACTTCAACAAGAACGGCAGCCTGCCCGGCAATGGCGCAAGCGGCTCAGAGGGCGCGCTTTCCTCGACCATCCTGCGCACACTGGATAAGCCGCTGCTCGATGCGAAGGGCCGGCCGGTCTCCAACCCGATGACCGGCCAGGTAATGACCGCCACCGACCCGCAGCAGCTCACCAGCTTCTACAAGTGGACCAGCGCCAACAAGCGCCAGCCAACCGCCACCGCGTTCGCTGAATGGGAGGCTCAGGGCCGCCCCGCCGGTTTCGGCGAAACACCAGCGAACAAAAATCCGCCAGCGCCGCCAGCCGGCGGAAGAATTACGCTACCCCCAGGCGTGACCTCGAGTGAGGCCATTGCCCAGGCCAAGCAGGCCATCGCCGCAGGCAAGGACCGGGACGCGGTTATCAAGCGCCTGCAGGATATGGGGGTTGACACCAAAGGACTGTGATGTCGGGACTGTTTGACGACTTGCCAGAGGCCAGCAGAGGCCTGTTTGACGACATCCCCGAAGCGCCACCAGCGAAAGGCTCGCGCCCTCGCTGGATGGACGCAGCAGATCAGCTGATGGCCGACACGGCCCTGCCAGAAGCCGCTCCAACGAGCGCGCTCGAGGGCACCACCGGCCCGTTCAACTTCAAGCAGGCCAGCGCCGTGCGCCGCGCGCTCGAGGCGCCAGCAGGCCCGCAGGCCCGCGGCCCTCAGTACCTGGACGAAGCCCCGCCAGTGGACGATGGCGCACTCGATGCGCTGGCCCGCATCGGGCGCAAGGTGCTCAACGCGACCAACCAGGGCACGGCCGGCATCGTGCGCAACGTGGGCGACATCACCGGGCTCGATTCGGTTTCGCGCTTCGCCAAGGGTTCGGCCGACGCATCGCGCGCCTACGCCGGCAAGACCGTGGCGCCCGACATCCAGGTCGGCGGCTTCACGCCCAGCTCCATCGTGCAAGACCTGCCAGGCGCAGCCGAGGGCGCCGCGGTGTCCATCGGCACGCAGCTGCCAGCCATCGCGACCGGCAACCTGGGTACGGCGCTCGCGCTGCTGTTCGGCCAGTCTTACGGCGACCAATACAGCCAGGTTCGCGACAAGGGTCTAGACATCCTTCCGGGCATGGCAAACGCCGGTCTGACCGCCGGCTTTGAGGTTGTCGGCGAGAAGGTCGGCGGCCTGCCTGGCACCATCAACGCGCTCAAGGGCGCCATCGCCGGCAATGCGCCCGCCAAGGTGGCCATCGAAATGCTTCGAGCTGGTGCGCGCGATGTGCCCGGCGAAATGCTGACCACCACTGGCCAGTACGCCACCGACGCGCTGGGCGTGATCGGAACCAACAAGAATGCGAGCCTGGACGAGCTGGGAGCGCAGCTCAAGGACACAGTGCTGCAGACGGTTTTGCAAGGCGGCATGATGACCGGCGGCGGTGCAGGCATCGCCAAGGCCAGCCAGCTTGCCGGCGTCCGACAGCCTGAGCCGCCTATTCCAAGCGCAGCCGACCACCAGGCCATGATGGAGCGCTTGTTCGGCAATGGGCAGACCCAGCCACCAGGGCAAGCCCCAGCTGCCCCAGCTGCCCCAACTGCCCCAGCTGCCCCGCCAAATGTGGACAGCATCGTGGCGGCCATCGAGCAGGCGGCCCTGGCGGCGCGGCCAAACCGGGCCGAGCCCGACAACCTGTTTTCCGATCTGCCAGAACCCCAGGGCGCCAAGGCGCAACTCAATGCACCAGCAATCACTGAGCCAGCGCCTATCGCACAGGCTGACGCGCCAGCAGCGCCGCCAGCAGGCCAGCCTGCCATTCAAGCCAAAGCCGATGGAGTGGGCCAGCCTGATGCGCCTGCTGGACAGTCGCAGCCCGAGCAGCCGGGCGCACTGACCGAGGCTCCAAATGAGCAAAACGCAACGCCACCAACCGCCGCAACCCAAGCCCAAGCCCCGGCAAGTGAAGCGCCAGCGGCAGCGGGAGGCGATGACACCGCCGCTGGTGGAGTTCCCGCAGCGCCTGGAGCTGGTGGTGTTCAAGCCGATGGGGTAGCCCCCATCCTGCAAAACCGCAACCGCGCCACGCCGTCAAGCATCGCGCAAATGCAAAGCATCGCAGCCAAACCCGACTACGGCCGACTCGGTTTCTCGCGAGATTTTGCCAACGGTTCTCCTGTGGTGGCAGGCGGCCAGATAGCGCCCGAGCAACTGGGCCGGCAGGATTTTGCAGCGGCCAGCGATGGCCGGCGCATACCAGTGCAGTACGCCGTGGTGGAAGCGTCCGAGGTGCTGCCATCAAACCAGGCTGACGGCACGCCGAACGCGGACTATGGAAATCAGTCGGTGCAGCGCATTCGAGCAATCGCAGGCAATGGCCGCATTGCCGGCCTGCAGCTGGCCCATCGCAATGGAGTCACGCCAGGCTACATGAGCGAGCTGGTCAGTGACACCATGCATGGCGTGAGCCCCGAGGTGATTCGGAGAATGCGCGCCCCGGTGCTGGTGCGCGTGATGCCATCCGACCAGGTGACCGCCGACATCGGGGACGTTTCCAACACCACGGGAAGCCTGAGCCTGTCGGCGGTGGAGCAGGCCAACAACGATGCCCAGCGCGTGGATCTGGATAGCCTGCAATTCGCGCAAGACGGCAGCATCACGCCCGAGGCGGTGCGCCAGTTCGTGCGTGCCATGCCACAAGCCGAGCAGGGCGGACTGGTTGACACCAACGGCCAGCCGACCAAGCAGGCGGTGGACCGCCTCAATGCGGCCGTGTTCGCCAAGGCCTACGGCAACGATGGGCTGGTGCGCCTGTTCGCCCAGGCCCAAGACCCCGAAGCCAGACTGATCCTGTCGGCACTCGCTCAGGCAGCGCCCAAAATGGCCCGGCTGGAAGGACTGGGCGCGCTGGACATTCGAGGCTTGGTGACGCAAGCCGCCGAGATTGCGGTGAACGCGCGCAGGGAGGGGCGGCCGCTGGCCAGCGCGGCGCAGCAGATGGACATGGCTGCCGACCCGGATGTGAGCAGGGTGCTGGACCTGTTCGCCCGCAACGCCCGCAGCATCAAGCCGGTGGTGGACGCCCTGAGCCGCGCGGCTGACTTTGCCTATACTGAGGGCACCAAGCCAGCCGAAGACATGTTCGGCGCTGTGCCGCGCGCCAGCCGCGCCGATGTCATCAACCAACTGAGACCAGAGAATGAACGAGCAAGCCAAGAAACTTTGGAAAACCCAGCAGGGCGCCAGCCTGTTGGGCAAGATGCTGGACGGCAAGCCCCTGAGCCCGCAGGACCAGGAGCACCTGCAGAAGTTAAAACAGGCCGACCCGCCGAAACCGAAGGGCTGACCAGCTACACCCCCGAGGAAGTCAACCAGCGCATCGAGCGACTGGAGCAGGCCGAGGCAGAGCGCAAGGCCGCCGACACCAAGGCCGAGCGCGATGACGCCAAGGCCCGCGAGCGCAGCGAGGCCGCAGCCGACAGCTTCGAGCTGGGCCAGAACGCCAGCGACAACCTGAGCGGCCAGGGCGGCATTTTTGGGGTGAACGAGCCTGGCGCCGAGTACGGTGGCCGGCAGGACGTAGAGGTCGGCACCGACGAAAACGGCCAGCCCACCATCAAGACCTCCAAGGTCACCCTGAAATTCGCCCTGAGAACCGAGCGATTGGAGTTCATCCCAACGGCCGACAACCAGCAGATGTTCCAGCTGGCCATCTTCTCGCCCCAGGACGACTACCTGGGCACGGTCGAAGCCCTGTTCATCGACGGCAAGCCGACCGCCCTGTATGACATCGAGGTCAACCGTGACACACGCCGCGCCGGCACCGGCCGCGCCGTGGTCGAGGCCTTGCGCCGTGCCGCGCCCGGTGGTAGTCTGGCCATTTCCAACATCGTGCCGGCCGCCCAGGGTTTCTGGGAGCGCCTGGGCATCCCCAGACAGAACCTCGAGGAGGGCGCAGCTTATGACGGAACCATTGACCTACCGCTGGACACTGACCAAAATAACCGACCCAGCCAGGGTGCGGGAAGCCTACCGCCAGCGCGAGCCGGAAGTGGTCGCAGCGAAGCAGGCCAAGATGCTAGCCCATATCGCGGAGCAGAAGGCCAAGATGGCCAGCAAGGCGGCCTAAGTGTCGAAGCCGGCCGGCGACGGTATCGAGACGACAGCCAGCTCGAGCTTGACCTCGAACGTCTTGAATCTGCACGACTTGACCCTTCACAAGCGGGGCCAGAGGGAGCTGAAGCGCGCCGGGTTGCCACCGGATTGGTTAGGGACCTGCACGCCACCGGCACCGTACTTGCTCAAGCCCTGTCAGGTGATTTCGCTGCACGCCAGCGAACCAACCTCGTCGGACAAGTAGCGGCCACACCCGAGGAGTTGGCCACCCTGGCCCAGCTGTACCGCGATCCGCGGTTCGAGACATTCCGGCTGGTGTTCACCAACGACGCCGGCGCCATCGTGTCCCAGGTTGGCCTGACCTCACGAATGCCCGCAATGACGGCTGCCATCGTGGGCAACGACTTGTTCTCTTACGCTCGCGAAGTGGCCGAGGCCGCCAGGCAGCGCGGCGCCACCAGCTACTTCATGCTGCACAACCACCCCAGCGGCAACGCCACGGCCAGCACGAACGACATCAAACTGACGGTACGCCTGGGCGGCGCAATGGCCAACGAGGGCGGAATGAAGCTGCGCGGCCATGTGGTCATCGACACCAACGAATACACCGTCATCGACCGGCACGGCAAACCAGAGAAGTTCAAGAAGGATTTTGGCCAGTCGGCTCCGTTCGAGCCTGGCGAATACACCGGCACCATGCTCACCGGGCCGGCCGATGTGATGGCGATGGCCAAGCGCCTCGATGTGGACCAGGACGCGGTGACCTTCATCGCGGTCGACTCCCAGAATGTGACCCGGCGCGTGGTGACAATGCCCAGCAGCGCCATCACTGGCAACTATGGCAAAGACCGCCTGATGCTGGCGCGCCATCTGCTCGCAGCGCGTGGCTCGCGCCTGTTGGCGGTGACCCGCAGCCCTGGCATGGTGAGCAAGTTAAATGGCCTGGTGCTCGACGCCATTCTGATTCACCCCGATGGATCGAAATCCAGCGTAGCCGAGAGCGGCGTCCTAGCCAACGATCGGCTGCTTCCGGAAGACCGCCGCACCCGCGTAAGCCCCGACACCAGCCCCGAGTTTGCTTATTTGCGCGAGCGCACCATGCCCGCCAAGGAAAAGGCCCAGCGAGCCGACGGACGCGTGCGCGAGGACGGCGCCGAATACCAGTCCACGGCAACGCAGAGCCCCAACCGCGATGCGTTGGGACGAGTGAAGTTCCGCCGGGGTGAAGTGGCACTGGGCAAGCTGGACGCGGCGACCCGCCCGCTGCAAGAAGCCTTTGGCATGCGTATGGCGTCTCCCGAGCTGCGCAAGCAGCTGCGCAAGATGAAGGCCACCATCGACCAGGCCAACCAAAGTGCCACCAATGTCGCCCGGCATATGAAGGACATGAGCGAGGCCGACCGCGCCATGGTGTCGGACATTGTTGAGAAGATGATCGCGCCTGGCGTGGTTCCGCCAGAGCACGCGGTGCGCGTGGCAGACGCCATCACCAAGACCATGGACCGCCAGACCGACGAGCTGGTGGAGCTGGGCATGCTGAGCCAGGATAGCGCCGAGCGCTGGCGTGGTCGCTACCTGCCGCGCATCTACAACCGCAAGACCGAGCTGGACATCGACTCCGCCACGGACTCGGTGAAAAACATGTTCAAAACCGGCCGCCCGACCGGGCAAGGCATTGGCGGCGGCTCGCTCAAGGGTCGCGGCTTGTTTGAGGACGTGAGCGTGGACAGCGTGGACCAGTGGGTTGCCATGGGCTACGAGGTGCGCGACCCGCATTGGAGACTGAGCCAGGGCAAGCTGGAGCTGGTGGACAAAAACGCGCCCAAGGTTGCCCAAGAAAAGGTGACGGTGTGGCGCGACTGGACCCCGAGCGAACGCGCCCAGATGGGCGAGAACCGGGATGCGCTGTTCCGCTACGTGCAGGGATACACCAGCATGCAGCGCGACATTGCCATTGGCCGTCTGTTCAACAACATCGCCAACAACCCCGATTGGGTGCGCCGCGGCGGTGCAGACGGCTGGGTGCAGGTTCCCGACACCGAAATTCCCGACACGGGTGGCGTGAAGCGTTACGGCAACCTGGCTGGTCTGTGGGTGCGCAAGGACGTGATGAGCCACCTGACACGGTTTGAAGAATCGGCCAATGAAGCGCTGCAAATCTGGCGCGAGGCGCTGGGCATTTGGAAAGAGGGCAAGACCGCATTGAACCCGGTGGCCCACTTCAACAACATCGCCAGCAACACCAGCATGGCCCACTTCGCTGGTGTTTCGTACTGGGACGGCCACAAATACATCAACGCGGTGCGCGACCTGGTGAACAAAGCGCCCATGGTGGACGAGGCCCGCAACGCCGGCCTGTTCACCGGCAGCTACACCCAGGAGGAGCTTGTCAACAGCATGCCGCCCGAGCTGCAAAAGATGATGCAGATGGATGAAGGCAAGCTGCGCAAGTCTGGCCGCCAAGTGATGAACGCGATGACGTTCTGGATGCGCACACCCTTGCGCAATGCCTACGAGTTTGAGGACACGTACTTCAAATACCTGATCTACCGCGACGCGCGCCAGCAGGGCATGAGCCCAGAGGACGCAACGGATTACGCGCTACGCTACATCTTCACCTACGACGACCTGCCCAGCGGTGCCCGCAAGGTGCGCGACTTTGCCATTCCGTTCTTTTCATGGACGTACAAAGCCATCCCCGCCTTGCTGCACACGGCCATGGTGTACCCGTGGCGGTTCGCGGCACCGGCCGCCATGCTCAACGGCATCAACCTGATTGCCTACGCCTTGGCCGCCGGTGACGAGGACGACGACTGGATGGAGAAGATCGCCAAGGGCCAGGAGATGGAGAAGGAAGAACGCGAAGTTCTGCCAGACCGCATGCATGGAAAGGGCATGCTCTACAACCCCAAGAGCATCCGCTTGGGTACGGACAAGGTGACGGGAAACCCGATTTTCTTGGATGCAAGCCGGGTGGTGCCTGGCGGTGACATGTTCGACATGGAGAACCAGGCTGGCGGCATCGACATTCCAGCGCCACTCATGCCAAACCACCCGGTGCTGTCGGTGTTTGCCGCCATGATCGCCAACAAAGAGATGTTCATGGGCCGCGAGGTGGTGGACAAGAACGACACCACGGCGGAGGCGGCCGAGAAGCGGGTCAAGTGGATGGCCGGCTTTCTGTTGCCCGCCGTGGCCCCGGGTGGCTACCACTCCCAGCGCATTCTGGACGCGACCGCCAACGCCATGGATATCACGATCAAGACGCCGCTGGGCGAGTTCACGGGAGTGGACCGATCGGGCATGCCTGTGCAGCCTAAGTTTGCTGCCATGCAAACCATTGGCATCAAGGCGCGGCCGGTTGACCTGGAGCTGGAGGCGAGCCGCCGCAAGTCGCAAGAATCGGCGTTCATCAATTCCATCGCAGCCGAGGTGCGCAGCTTGGCGCGCCTGCAGCGCCGCGGCGCCATCAGCGACGACATGATGGGGCGCGAGGTTGAGAAGGCCAAGGAGAAGATCGAGCGCATCAGGGACAAAGAGGATTGACAAAGATTCACCAGCAGGGCGCGCCAGTCAAAAAATCGAGGCACAACTGAAAGGCGCCCCAATGCTTGACTGGTCACGACTTCCCAACTTCACCGAGGCTGAATTTCGCTGCAAGCACACCGGCAAGTGCGACATGGACGCAGCGTTCATGGACCG